AAATGTGGTCGCGGAGTGTTTCGATATTAACCTTGTAATTATAAAAACCTTCATGAACCACGAAATTCTCCCTCCCCGTGAAACTCTGCAGGGAGGGAAATTGACTTATTTTTATACCGTTAATAAATACTTCTGAGTTATCAACTGAAAAAGGACATTGATAAGTAGTTTGATTAGCAGTACTAGTAAATGTTTTATTTCCTCTAGATCCAAATGCATTTTTTACAGCAAGTTCCCACGCTGTTCCATTATAATAGTATCTAGTACCATTTGCGTATATAGAATCTCCGATATTAGGAGATGTTAAAAATGTAAATGCCATTATATTCCTTCCAGTGTTATAAATTCTATTTCATCGTCAATTTCTAAACTAATGAGTATAGTAATAGATGTGCCGTTAGTTGCAGTAAATTCTGATTTGCGTAATTTTAATCTATTAATATATACTTGAATAAAATCTTGTTGATAGTTAAAACTATATGTTACAGTACTAGGATCAGTGACAGTTATAACATCGGATTCAAGTAGAACTGGAACAGTGCTTGAAGAATTGCTACCATCATCAAAAACAGCGCTACCACCACCTAGTTGTAACCATCCAGTTACATCATTGCTATCTCTTTGATATAAGTAAGTAATACCAGTTGAAGAATCAAACCAGATAGTGCCAGTTAACGGATTTAATGGAACAGTAGCACTAGATACATATCTTGTAGTACTTGACATTAAATTATCTACATATACTTTATCTGCTTTTGTTTTTTTAAGTTTACCTATTAAGGCTAATTCTACCATACCCATTATACTACCGCCCAAGACGTACTTAAAAGATTACCGTTTGTGTCGTAGTTTAACGTTTGAGTATATATACGCGTAGTACCGTTTGTCGCGTAATAGTCTACGGTATGCAGGTCTCCTGACACATTATAATTAAGTGTAGTTCTGTTTCCAGTGGAATAAGTTACTTCTATCAGATCTCCTGACACGTTGTACTGCATGTTTGTTACATCTGTAGCATTAAGACGTTCGTCGAGTCTTTTCATCTCGGCTATGCTGTTATCTGCTTTCTTGATGAAAATATTGCCATCCATATAGTTGATAGCTATTTCGCCTAAGTCTAGTGATGACGGTGCAGGTATTTTATTTTCTACTGCACTCTTTTTATGTAGAATTTTATTAGCCATTTATAGAAATGTTCCTTTGTATCCCTATATAGGGAAAAAATTTAAAAAAAATATAAACGGATTAGAAAATCCGTATTATATTAGTACGTACCACAGTCTATCGTTAGTTCAATAGGTGCTCTAGTAGGTTGAAATACTCCATCAGCATCAGCTTGTAATATGTCGTACTGCGTTGCAGTAGTAGCCGATGCTAAAGCTACCCAAGACGCATTCCAGTTAGCTGAAGCGTTTACTATAGTTCCTGCAGGATCGTATACGCCATCAGTTAATGGTTGGAAAATTTCTCCAACTGTAAAGTTACCAAAAACTCCGCTAAATACTTCTGAAGCATTAGTTGCATCAGGAATAAATGTAAATGAATTTGTGCTTTCATCAAATCCAAAAAATCCTGTTTTTGCAGAAGTACCATCATTATATTTAAATTCAATACCACGATCTTTAAAATCTTGAACTGTATCTTCACCTAATGTAAAGATTGGATCAGCAATAGTAACAACTGTACTTTCAACTGTTGTAGTTGTACCGTGAACAGTTAAGTTTTGTACAAACATATCTCCTGATGTAACAATGTCACCAGATGTTGCGTTGATAGTAACTACAGGATTTCCAAGAGCTCCAATTTCAATATCACCAACTACATCAAGTGTACTATGTAATGTTGTTGCTCCTGTTACCCCAACAGTTGTGTCAAATGTAGCAGCTTGGTCTACATTTAATTCACCTTTAACAGTAGTAATTAAAGCAGGATCTGAAAGATTAACTGTTCCTCTTAATGTATTAACTGAAGTTGTACTTGAACCTAAAGTACTGTTTCCAGTAACGGTAATGTTTGTATCAAAAGAAGCATCTTCATCAACATTTAAAGTACCTTTAATATTTGTTACTTTTGTACTATCAGAAATTGTAACTGTTCCTCTAATTATAGATGAATCAGTATCAGCATCTCCTAAAGTCGTATTACCTTTAACAAATAAATCTTCATCAAATGTAGCATCATCTTTAAATTCAACTGTGCTATCAAATGTAACAGCAGAAACAAATTCAGCAGCTTCATCAACTTGTAATAATCCTTTGATAGTAGTTAATTTTGTACTATCAGAAATATTAACTGTTCCTCTGATTGTGTTTACTACAGTATTAACAGTACCTAATGTTGTATTACCAGTAACATCTAGTCCACCCTTAAGAGATGATAACCCAGTGACATCAAGTGTACTGTCTAAAGTAGTTGCACCAACTAAATTAGTCAAACCATTAACAGTTAAATCATTATAAATTGTTACTTCGCCTGTTAAATGATCTATAAAAAGATTATCATCAAATGCATTAGCAATAAGTGTAGAACTTACACCATTACCGATGTATAAGGAATTTGTACTAGTATCCCATCCTAATTCGTAGGCCTGTAACCCACTCCCAGGATTTCCGGTACCTCTTTTAATTTTAATAATATTTGCCATTAAAAATCCCCATATTTTATTATTATTTATATTTTACCATAGTCCACCGTCTACTGTATCATCCCATTTATAAATCAATGGTTCCCATCTAAAAACTCCACTTCCGTAAGGATATTCCCTGTATACTTTTAGTATATCGTCTGAAGTATCTAGCCAAATATCTCCAGCATTTACACCAGTAACAGGAGTAGTACTTTGTTGAAATGTTCTATGTTCTAATTCGGTTACGCGGACGTCAATACCTGAAATATCACTAGTTATATTGGATAATGCATTTTCTAGGCCATATATGCTCTTAATATTTTTTTGAATAATTGGCATCTTGCAAGTCCTTAATTAATTTTTTATTATTTATACTCATTTATACACCAGTTATTGAACCACAAATTGTTGTTGCCAAGCAATATATTGTATTACAGCATATTTACCAACGATATCTAAATCACTTGAGCTAAAATATACTTTATCCATATTTAATGTTTCACTACAAGTATATTCATCACACACATGATCCGTTTCCAAGTTTGTTGCATAAACATCACAAGAATAAATTTTATCCTTTGCGGTATATGGTAAATCAACATAAGGTTGATTACTGTCAGTATCTAATTTAATTAATAATCTATTTGTTGTAATTTGGTGAATATACATAACTATTTGAGTTATTGCATCTTGAACGTTTGTTGCAGTCATTTCACCAGTCATAAATGATTTATCAAATAAAACACTTCTTGCATCAGGATATGGATCCGAACCATTTACTAAAATTTTACCATTTGATGATGAATTTAATACATAACCGATAAATTGAATGTTTCCTGTTGTAGGTTGTGTGTTAGTTAATACACCTTCATATGCATAAAGCATTGTTCCTTCAGTCCAAGCAGAAGTGTCATACCCATCAAGAATTCCTGACACCATAATTTCGCCAAGTTCACCTTCAAGTATACCATCTTCACAGATACCAATTGCTATATCTGTCTCACTAGAACAAATATCAACAAAAACAAATTCTTCGGTTGATTGTACTAATTTTACCGGTGTACCTTTTGAAATGTCCTGTACAGCTTTTGCTATATAGTGAATAGCATTTGCGTGTACATAATTCGTAATATTATCAATTACTTTATTAGTTAATTCTTGGTACGTACCTGCTGAGGTTTGAATTAAATAATCATTAATAGAATTTAAAGAAATTTTATATGAATTTTCAGTAGTGGTTGCTAAAACAAATTCTGCACCACTCATATCCTCGTATTGTTTTTCAGGTAAATCCAATATAGTAGTATAAGCCATTTATCTCTCCATTATGATATAATTTCTGTCATTTGATTTGTTCCAACATTTGTTAATTTAAGAACTATATATTCAGCTACATATATAGGTTTTATCTCAATCGTTATCAAGATATTATTTTCATTATCCGGGTGTGTTGTAACATAACTTTTTGCTGATTGAATGCCTCTATTAAGTCGTACTTCTTCTAATATTCTTTTTATTTCAGATGCGATTAATCTTCTTTTATTATATGAATTTTCTTCAAATACAAATCTTTTAACATAGTATTCTATTGATTTTTCAATGTAATTAAATAAAGCTCTTACATTAACTCTATTAAATGCAGTCTCTTTTGATAGATATGTTTTTTGCGTCATTAATACACCATTTTCTATAAAATTTAAACCTCTTTTATAATATGAATTGTGCGTATTTTTATCAAAATTAATATAGATACTTGTAAAGTTTTTAATCTGACCTCTTTCAAGACCAGCAGATGCAGTCCAAGGTGTTTTATTTGCGGCTTGTGCCTTTAATCCGGCAATATCACCTGCTATATTAACTAATTTATTTTTTTGAGTAAATCCATCATATTGTTCTTTAACATTCATAGTAAAATGGCAAAATTGACTTTGTTGCATTGAAGCAATATAATCATTCAGATTTTTTAATTCTCTTTCAGAATATCTCTTTTTATGTTTAAACTCTTTAATAGCAATTGGAATACCTTCAACTGCATATAATATTTCAGATGGTTTGTCTCCCATTAAAATATTTAGCCATTCTATATATTTTGTAGGTAATCCTATAAATGCAATACAATCTCTCCTATAATCTGCTACTGATATTGCCATAGAATTATCAAATTCATTACCTATAATAATATCAAAATAGTAATTTTCTTTACTTTTAAATAATTCGTGCGATTCTAATAAATTATCTTGTGAAGATAGATTAACACTACCTTCAGATAATTTATGAGCAGTTGAATTATAAAATGGTGTAATATCTTCGTAATCAATCTTCCAATATAAAAATGAATTTTCTTTATTAATATCAAGAATAGTTGTTTCATCTAAATAATATGATTCTAATAAAACATTTTTTCTAAATAAACATATACCAAAATTATTATCTTCAAAAAATGAAAAAACATCTTTTGCTCTAGTTGTGCCGTATAAGATTACATTATCTGACCATTCTGAAAGTGTTATACAAGTTATTGTATATAGATTTCCATATTCTCCTGCTTGTTTAGCAAATACTCTAAATCCATCTTTTGTTTCAAAATTTTCATATGAATTATCAAAATCTTCTTTATCTAAAATAGTGTCTCTACCATTATTACTTGCATTCCATTGATGTGTACCTGCACTTCTGCAAACCCATATAGCAGATGAGTACTGTAAATAATTGTATACTTGGTACCAATCATTATGATATAAGTCAATACCTCTACCAAAAATACTTTTGAATTGTAGTAAATCTGTTATTAGTACAGGCTGATTTATTGGACCTTTTTCAAAATATCCAACATACGCAGCTATTTCGTTAATATCTTTAGGTACATATACTTTATTATTGATTTCAGAAATAAAAACATTTGGAGAATTCATATATTATTAACCTATTTTTTAGTATTATTTATATATGATTTTATAGAAGGAGCCGAAGCTCAGAGGTATTAACCTCCGATAACCTCAGCAAAACTGTTTGTACCAGCATTTGTAAATCTAAGTAAAATGAACTCAGCAACATATGTAGGTTTAATGTAGATATCAACGATAAGTTGATTTCTGCTAATAATATCACCTGTATTATTACTTTCATCACAGATTACTAAATAATCTTGAATACCTCTTCCTGCTTGAACAGTAGCAAGATATGGTTTAATCATAGATGTAATTTTATTTCTCGTAAAATTATCATTGAATTCCATAACTTGGTATTTAGCCATTTTAGAAAGTGCTCTTTCAAGTGTATTGAAAAGTCCTCTAACATTAACTCTATCAAATGAACTTGGTTTATCAAGAAGAGTTTTCTGACCCCACATAACTGTACCTTGTCCTGGGAATGCACAAATTGGATTGATTCCATTTTTGTATAGCATATCTCTTTGACCTTGTGTAGGATTGAATGCAAGTTTAATTACATTTTTAATCTGACCTCTTTCAAGACCAGCGGATGCCCACCAAGAAGCTCTATTTGTATTTGTTTGTGCTCTTAAACCAGCAATATCGCCAGCAATATTAATCCATCTATATTTGTCATTATATCTATCATATTGATATTTGTAATTTCCACAAGCTACTACGAACATATCATTATAATTTAATGCACCAGTTTTTCTCCAATCAATAAGTTTAGAGATTGCTACAGCAGATTTTTGTCCAACAACATCACCATAATTTGAACCAATAAATGCAATACAATCTTTTCTTTCATCAACTAAATTTTTAGCAGCAACACCATCATCAATTTCATTAGCAATTATAATATCAACATCAAGTTCTTCTTTATTATTGAAAATTTCATATGCTAAACTGATATCACCTGTATCAACATCACTATCAGCTGAGTAATCGAATGTTAATGTTGAACCAATGTATGATGCAGTAGTTGAATTAAACACTCTAGTATAATCAGCAATTTCATTTGTGTTAGCAGTATTATCTTTAACATAAACATATAATGAGTTGTTATTAATAACTGTTTCTATATATGTAGATTTGTTATTATGATCTTTTGCTAATGGGTTAAAATCAACTCTATAAACTTCAACAATTTCATTACCATATTTAATGATAACTCCAACTTCTGTTCCTGTTGGTGCATATTCAAATAAATCATCTAATGAAACGCCTTCAAAAGCATATCTTTTAACAAAAGTGCTTGGAGTTGATGAGTTTGCCTCAAATGATTCTGGTTTAGCAATACAAATTTGAATGTCATTTGACCATGTTCCAGGATTTCTTGCTATAATTTTTAATTTAGAATTACCACTAGCAAATTGAATAGCATCAATTTTATTTTCAAAATCACTTGCATTTAATACAGGAACTAATGTTTTAACATAATCATAATCATTTGTAACTGAAGAATCTGGTACATTATATGTTACTCCATCTACAGTTGAAGTCATTGTGTTTGTGCTATCAGTTGCTTCAACAACACCATTCATTACTTGTGACCATGAATTAATAGTATTTCCTAATGTAGGTGCTTCTTCAATATCTCTATCAAGTGTAATTACTTTATCAATTGCATCAACAGCAGTAATTTCATAAACATTTTGAAATGATCCAATTGTAATAACATTACCAACAAATAAATTTGTTACATTAGAAACAGTTACTTCATCACCAGACTTACTAACAAAAGTACATCCATCAATAGCAGTAGAAGTTCCTAAATAATTTCCAGCTCTTGAAATTAAAAGTTTATCACCGTATTGTAAAAAGTTATAACACTGATACCATTGATTGTAATTATCATTTGTTGGATATCCATAATATGCAATTAATTCTTCAACATTTGTTATCAATAGGTATGCGTCAATTGGTCCTTTTTGAAAATCTCCACCAAAAACTGCTATACTATTTGAAACCGTTGGTACAACAGCACTTGCATCGACTTCACTAATGAATACTCCCGGGCTTAACATTTCAGCCATTTTTTTCTCCTTTGAATTTTTAGCATTACTTTCCGTGTTCAAAAAGTACTTTGTACTTTAAGTACGAAAAAACCAAGTATTTATTTAACCATTCAAACAATTAAAATCCAAATGGACGAACCTATTTGGTAAACTTGGGTTCTTAATAGATTTAGCGCTAAATCTGTTTTAAAATTAGTTTATTGACATCTCGGTCAGATTTTATAGATTTCGCAGATTACCACTTACCATTTGATTCATCTTCACCTTCCTTAGCATAGAATTTAGCAAATAGTGGATCTTTTTCTTCTTGTTGAATTTCTTTAAAATTTTCTTCAATTTCTTCTTCAGAAAATCTAAAAATTCTTTTAAGTATATCTGATACAGAAAATAGTGTACCTTGATAATCTTTTGCAGTTGCATAAATTTCAAGTTGTTTTGTAAAGTTTTCAAGTTTCATTTTTTCAATAAATTTATTTTCATTAGTAAATGAAATTTCGATAGTATCTTCTAAATCATCCCATTCTTGTTCACTCACGATACCAGTACTTGTAACTTCTCTTTTTAAAATTTCTTTAAATAATGAAGAATAAACTTGTCTTAATCTAGAAATAAACATAAAGAATTTTAAATCTTCTTTCGTTGTTCTTGTGCTTTCCCAATCAAAATCTTTATCACCATCAGGATTAATATCAATTCTGCTTGTAGGAATTTTCATTGCTCTATATAATTTTTTAGCAAAATAAAGGATATCACCCATTTCACCAAGATTTCCTGATTCATCAAGTGTAGTAACTTCTGTTCCTTTTCCACCACTTCTATTAGCAAACCAATAATCCTCAACCATAGATGTAATATGTTGTTGATTAGATACTTCACCAGTTTCATTGTTATAGAATTTTTTATATTTGAATTTAGCCTGATATTCATTCATAACTTCAAGACCACGTTTATTTGGTAATTCACCAATATCAACATTAAAAATTCTTCTTGAAATACTTCTACTAAATCTTAATGGAATTAATAAATCTTCTAGTGTTCTTAGCATATTTGCTGGTTTAATAGCATATTCTAAATAACCTAGATTAATTTTTCCATCATAAAGTCCAAAATCTTCTCTTACAATTTCTTCAATGCTATATTCTAATTTATCGTTTTGTCTAAATACATTACCTATTACTTTATCTTCATTCATATATTTGTAAGAATTTGTTTTTCCATCTAAGTAAAGCATCACCGGCTCAATCATTTTAATTGATTTTAATCCACCCTTTGTTGAAGATTTATCATAAGCACAATGCATAATAATCTGACCATCTACATAACTTCTTTTTACAAGTTGAAATAGATTTCTCTTGATATTTAATAGTTTGTTTATTTTATCAAATTTATCAGTTATTGCTTTTACAAGTTTTTCGTTTTCATTTTCAATATCAATCTTAATTGGCATCTTGTCATCAAAACTAAATATAATTTCATTTACGATTTCATCAACTGCTTCTGTTACATCTGTTGTCATAGCTAGTTGTCTGTATTTCATAATTTTTTCTTTTTGTTTATAAAGAATATCAGCAGTTTCATTTCTACCAAAAATGCCTGAATTTAAATTATCGTCGAAAAAAGAACCGGTATTTGGATATAAATCATTATTTGATAAGTCAATTAAAACATTTGCTGGATGAACAATAGAACTTTCTTTATCTGAGACATCCGCTGGTTGTTTTAAAAAACTTTTAACCACTTCATTTAGGATCATATGTTTACCTTTTTTGATTTATTTATAAATATTTAAAAAGAGGATTTTAGATGAACTTTAACTTCAGTCAACAACCAGAGTATTCATTAAATTCATCGTTAACGCATGAAGTTATTAACCTTTATGGTATATTAACTAAATTTCTTGTAGTTCAAAAAATTAATAAAGATGATATTGTATTTGGAGATTACAGTCATTTAAAATCAGATAGTTCAAAAATATTTGATGTTTATATGATGCCTGAAAATTCAGAGGAATTTGATAGCTCAGGTTATAATTTTTCTGGATTCGGATTAGTTAATTTAGATAGTGTTAATTTATTTGTAAGTAGAACTTCAATAGAATTAATATTTGGTACAAATGTAGACACAACTAACGGTATTGGTGGTATAATTGGAAATTTAATAATTTTACCAAATAATAAGATTATGGAAATAACGGATGTTGAATATATGGTACCGGGTATTAATAATCTGTTCACATATAAAGATACAAAATCTGCTTATAAATTATCTTGTAAATCATATAATAATAAGCTTATACAAGAATTAAATAATTCAGATATATCTGTTACAAAAGATGATAATGAAGATATTGTACCATACGAATCTTTAGATAATTATTTTAATGAATTAATTGGTGAAAAAACAGAACAAGACGTTGAAGCTGAGGTAATTCCGCAAGTTACAACCGTAATAAGAACAGGAACTGTAGATACGAAAGTTCAAAAACCAATTATAGATAAATCTGAAGAAGATGTATTTGGAGCTTTTAGTTAAGTTCCTCTTCAGTAAGAATAATAAACTTAATTCCTTTTTCTTCAGCAAATTTTTTTGCAGCTTCCCATTTAGCTTGGTTGACTGCAAATGTTTGCATTGCTTTTTGGTATCTAATCATTGATTTTGTAGAATTAGTTTTAGGTTTTTTGGGTGGAACAGTTTCACCTTTTGATTTAACTTCTACAATAAACTTATCTCCACTTGAAAATTCTATAAAAAAATCAATAAAATATCTATGTACTTTACCATCAGTTGGCTTTAGGTATTTAACCGCGAATGGCTCTAGGCTCCACTTGGTTATATGTTTATTAAAATCACAGTATCTAATTGCTTTATATTCAAGACTTGATTTAAAATTCACACATCCATCTTTATATGATTTCATATATTCATCTAATTGTTTAATAAATTTATCGGGATTTAGTAATTTATACCACCCTTGTTTTGCTGTTTCATACATAAAATATTTATAAATAATCAAAAAATAGGAAATTAAATGGCAAGAATTAACACAAAAGCTGGTTTAATTGCATATGTAAAAACACAACTTGGATATCCATTAATTAATATAGAAGTTACTGATGACCAAATCGGCCAAATTATTGATGACACGGTTCAGAAATTTTCAGAATATGCGTATGGAACTTTGGAAGCGGCTGTTGTAGTACAATTAAGTGGAAAAAATGATTATCCAATGATAGATACAATGACAAATGTATTAAAACTTTCAAAAGGAAGTACTAGTAATTTAACTAATTTTAGTTCAAATTTTGGCTCGGGATATGTACCTGATTTATGGAGCCAACAGTTTTTTACTAGTTCATTAACTGGTGATATTATTCCTTCAATTATACAAATAAGTACAGTACAATCTACATTAGAAAAATTCTTTGGCGATGATATTGTTTGTAATTTTAATCCACATAGAAAAACACTTCAAGTACTTGAAAATTTTTATGGGCCAGCTGTATTACATTATCAATATGAATATTTAGCGGATGAAAATGGAGATTTGATTTATAATCACGAATGGGTTAAAGCTTATACGAAAGCTAAAGTAAAAGAATTATGGGGTACTGTTACAGGTAAGTTTGACCAATCTTTAGTTGGTGGAGCAAAAATAAATTATAGTGATATGAAAAGTGAAGCACAAACAGAAATTGAATATTTAAATGAACAATTACTTACAAAATGGTCTGATCCTTGTCCTATGTCAATTGCATAAAGCCGGAGATTTATTCTCCAGCTTCTTGAGTCTCAACAGAAACTTCTGATGAATCTTCGATTAAAAGTTCTTCTTTTTGTTCTTTCTTAGATTTTTTCTCTTTAGTTGGTTTAACATCTTCTTCGATGATTTCAACTTTTTTACCTCTAACTAATCTATCTTCAACAGCAACATCAATAATGTCACCTGGGTTAAAAGTTTTGTCACCAATTGTTACAACTTTAATAGCTTTAAATGCCATATAAACTCCTTTTTGTTTTTATTTATATTCTTTGATTAATATTAAAAATGGTTTATCTGAAATAACTCTATGATATTCTTCACTCATTATAAAATAAGAATCAAATAAATCCATTTTAAATGGTATATCATTATCATATTGTAATTCAACATCTCCATATAACAATGATATTCTTCTATCATACTTATCTCTATGCCAAAATAAATCTCTTGGATTTTTATTTGGAAAAAATCTTAATATATAATTAAAAAGTTTTATTTGATAATATGGTTTAATTATATCTTTCACCAATAAAAATTCCCACCATCTGATAGTCCGAGTGCTTTTGCATATCTTGGTAAATTACAAGACCAATATCCTGGAGTAGTTCTATCTTTTTTCTCAGCACAATTATGTCTAGCAGCAAATGATTTTCTTGCACCTTCATCGTTAAATTTAACGGATAAATTTGGATCTCCAAATGTTACCTTAACAACATTTCCTTTATCATTTTTAACATAAACATAGAATTTTTTAGGTCCGCCACGTTTTGGTTTATTTAATTCTACATTTTCTTCTTCAAAAATAAATGGTAAATCTAAAGGAACCGCATGCCCATCAAATTCAGCAAAATCGCCAATATCTGTTTCTAATAATTCTTTATCAAACTCGTCTAAAAAATAATTACTTTTATGTTCTTTTAGATATTGGAAATATTTGTAAAAATTTTCACTTTCACGTCTAAATATAGTTTCAGAAAGGGGTCTTTTATTTTCAATATTATAAGTAATTGCTTCTTTTATAAGATATTGCTCAAAATCCATCTAATTTCCTTTTAATTTTTTTATTAAATCAACAGTACTAATAGGTTCTACCGTTGTTACATTAACAGTATTATTTATTGTTTTTGGCGCTTCCTGCTTCTTGATTTTATCTAAATTTAATAATGTATTTGATATTTCTTTATAACTTTGAATGTACAGTTTCATATTATCGGTCACTGCTTTATTAAGTTCAGTAAATGAAATTATTAATCCTGCTCTTTTATCGCCATCAGATTCTAATAAATCTAACGTTACAGAATTTAAAACTCTTCTGCCATTGTCTGCTGTTTCTTTAAGTGTATCTCTAACATATTTAAAATCATCAACCATATTTTGTAGATTGATAATTTCAAGAGGAGAAATATCACTTGAGAATAATTCAATATCTTCAGTTTTATCTTCAACATATTGAACTATATCAGATCCGGTGATTGACATTTCTTCAGCTAATTCAAACTTTTCAGATAATCTATTCATCTTATCTGCTAATGATTCAGCCTTATCCTTAAAATCCATGTGTAAAGTCCAATGCTATAAGAATACTAAATGCAAATATTAAAATTATTTGTTGTGCCCAAAAACAATCTATTTTCATTCTTTTTTACTTCCTAAAATACTTGCGTAACGCAATAGCATAAAATCACCATCATTGAACTCAAAATCAATTCCATCTGTGGTTGGCCAAAATACAAATGTTCCTACAGGAATGTCTGTAATATCTTTTCCGACAGCAATAACTCTACCACTTGTTGGGCGGTCTAATGCTCTATTATTTTTGTTAATTGAGATAACCAATCCTGATGAAGTAGTTTCCTCAGTTTTTAATTCCTCAGGTTTTACTAAAATAAATTCATTCTTTGGTTGAAATTCCGTACTTTCAATGTATACTTTTTGTTTGCTCATATTATTCCTTTGTTTGGTAAAATTATTTATATAAAATACTCTGAATGTTTACTTTTTAATTCATCCAGTTTTATTTTTTCTTTTTCTAATTTTTTACTTGTATCGCTAAGAATTTTTTTATCACTGAACCGTGTTAATGATTCTTCATATGTTTTAATCATAGCTAAAACTATATCAATTTCAGTTTGAATTTTATCTTTCATATTTCAAAAGATTCAACTACAGTGTAATTATTTTCGCCTGGATATCCTATTGGGTTACACAGAAATGTTGTTTGTTTATATTCAAAGTTATACTTATCATGCGTATGTCCAAAAATCCAATATTTAGGACTTATTCTTTCAACATCACTTTTACCATCAAAATAATAAAATGTTGAAATTGGATCCATAGCATATTTCATTTTCATGGTTGGTGGAGCAATTGGACTATAATGAGATACCATAACATCTATATCATCAAAATCATTAATGTTTTTAAGTTTAGAATTTTCTTTCTCAAAAAAATCAAAAGGATTAAACGATGATTTAAAATAACTTCCACCATAAGCAGTTGGTATTCTAATATTATCTGAACCTCCATAAATTAATTTTGCATCATTCATTGTATTATTGAATAATTCAGTTAGTTCATTTTCTGATGGTTTATATCCTTTAACTTTTTGAAAATAGCTATCATCCCAACTCATCCCGCAACCGGCAAATTTATATCCATCAATAACAACCGCATTCCCATCTAAATAATGTATATCATTTTCGTTACAAAATCTTTTCATTTCTAAAATTCTATTCATTGAATTATAAATATACTTTTCTTGTTGACCTTTTGATACTAAATACATATCGTGATTTCCATTAACAAGAATAATATGTTTATAGATTTCTTTAAGATAAATTAAAAATGTAGTATCTTGCGCGTAATAATGTCCCAAGTCACCAGCAATGATTAATACATCTCCAGCCGTTTCTTTTTTGATGTTTGTCATAAAACAAAATGTTTCTATTTGTTTTTGAATTTTATCGTTTAATGGGTTTTTTTCTTTAACCCAAAAATCCAAATGAACATCAGAGATATAATCAATTTTCATTTTAATCTATCCTTTATTGACTGTATTGCACAAATTTCAGTCCAAGTTGAGCTGTGTTCTTTTTCTAATTCTTCAATAATTTTATCAATATTTTCCTTAATTTTTCCTATCAAACATTCGTTTGAACAGTTTTCAGGTAATTCATTTATTTCATCAAATATCTTTGTCATTGTTATCATTTTTATCATATTTTATACTATCAAATAATTCTTCCATAGAATAACTTGCTTCTTTTAATCCATTATATATTGAAACTGGATGATATGTAACAGCTGTTGCTATTTTAATAACGGCATCCATAAATTGATGAATGTCATATTCAGATATATCTATTTCTATTTTTGTATCACGTGCTTCTAATTTTAGAATGGTTTTTTCTCGTTCAATCATTTATTTTCCTTTAATTTAACATCAATGATTTCATATTTAAAATGTTCCCAACCCTTATTTTGAATTTGTAATTTTGCTTTAATTATAGCGTCATAATTATTTTCAGCATCACAAATAAATTCAAATTTATGTTTATCTTTTGATTCCAAAGTTACTATATACATTATATTTCCTCACGTGAAAATTCAATAACATTACCATTATCATTTACATATTTTCTAATAATAATATATTTATTTTCATCTCTATCAAAATCACAGGTTGTTCTTACAGCAACACCAGTTGTTTCATCGTAAACCCAATCACCTTCAGTGTAAACTGAACCAAATCTAATTGTAGATTCATTAGAACCTAACACAATTTGTTCTCTAGCATTATCAGGATTAATACCTTGAGTTTTTAGAATTTCAATAAAGTTGGAATGTAGAATCATTTTAACCTCGATTTTTTATTTTATTAATTATATCAAAACAACTTTAAAATAATATTAAATTCTAGTTTTAATTACTGATAATATATATTCATAGATATATAGATTAGGCATAAATTTAATTTTTATCATATTAAATATTGGAAAACACATAATAAATAGTGTAACCAATATTATTAATGGGTATGATGATATTAATAAAATATATGAAATAAAACCTAAAACAATTGTCCAAATAAAATTAATCATAAAATCATATGATAATTTTTGTTTAGCTATTACAGAAGCCTGGTCCTTTGTAAAATCGGTACCCTTTGTAAGTTCTTTTAATAATTCATCTAATTTATTCATTATTTTCCTTTAGAAATTAAAATCATAATATTTAGATGGTGTATTACTGAGAATGAATTTCATTGAACCTTTATAAAAATTACCATCTTTTCTTTTTCTTAGTCTTAATGTATTATTAGTAGGATTACTTTCAATCAACCATTCTTGGTCTTGTTGATTTGTACAAACACCAGCAAAACCGCCTGGAATCCATTCAGGTTTAAAGTTTCTAGTACAAGTCATTGCTCGTACCTCAATTGTTTTATCGGAAATAACTTTAACAATTTCGTAAGGTTCTACATCAGAGAACATGTGGAAGTTTGCGTATTTTTGAGTAATCATTTTGACCTACCTTGATTTAATTTATATTATTATATCAAAATAACTTTAAACAAATATTAATCTAAATGATTAATTAATAATAACATTTCACTCTTATTAAATGCATCTTTAAATTTATTAAATGCATTATTAACTGCGAATTGTTTTGTTTTTGCTTCTCCAATTGTTGTATATTCAAATGAATATATGATGTCATTTTTTGCGTTCATCAATGACACATAATGATTAACTTTTACCAACGATGTATTGTTGATTGATTTAAAATTGGTTACAGAATTATATGTTAATGTATAATGCGATTTATTTTTTGTTTTGATTAAATTTGAACCAATTTTATTTTCAAAATAACTATCATTATTTGCTATAATTTTTATTAATCTTTTTTCAGATAATTTATTTTTAAAGTCAATTAATTTAGATGTTGAAAAATCTTCATTAAACATTGATTTATAAACATTTATTTTTGTTATTAAATTATCTATTTTATTTTCAAGAAGTTTTCTTTGATTTTTATTTTGTAAATTTACATCATTAAATGTAGATTGTATATATTGGAATTCATCATTAACATCATACAGTAATTTATTTTTAATAATATTTTTATTTGTGCATACTGTAATAGTATAACTATCATTAAAGAAACCTAACTCGGCATTAACATTTGTAACTTCAACTTCAGGAATAAAATCTATAACGTTCTTAATGGACACATTTTGATTAAATGATGATGAAAAATCATTATTTTTTCTTTCTGCATTTAATGAATGTACAGAATTAACAGTAACGGCAAAATTATTTACTAATGTATCAATTGCTGAACTTTTAGCAAGTTCTAAAGTTTTTCCTATGCCATCTGCACAAAAATTATCTGCATATAATGTAGATACCATTAAACTAGTTATTAGTAATTTTTTCACCGGTAATGTCCTCCCATTTTTGTTCTGAAGATCTTGCATCATTTTCTAAAACGTTGTGTCTAGGCTCGTGGCGTTTTATTTTTTCTTGTTTTTCTATTTTTGGTGTTATTGATGTTATTGATTTTGTATGATTTGATTTATTATCTAAACTTAATAATAAAAAATAAATTAAAGTACATACTCCCAAAACTTTAATAACTCCAAGAATTGCTTCTTTTGTTATATCAGGATGTATGTTATCTATAGCGTTCAAATACGAATCCTTTGTTTAATTTTATTAATTATAACAAAAGATTCTTTAAAGTATTATTAATCTAAATGATTAATTGTAGCATTTAAAACAACTTCTCCATCACAAATGAAGTTGTCTTTATAAGATATTTTACCATTAATTACAGCACCTGGAAGCAAACGAATATTTTTTGCGACAATTGAACCAGTGAACATTCCTGCGATTTCAACATCATCAGCATTATGAATGCTGTTCAATGATTCGGTACAAAAAACACCAGAATTACTAATTTGTAATTTTTCAAAAGAACAAGCTTTTACCGGGTAAAACTCACCTTCAACATAAAGATTAGTTGCACTAATCATACCTTCAAATTTTGATTCTTTCCCAATTACTGTAAAAGAGCTTAACTTACTCTTAACGTCCATTCCAATAAATTCTTTAACTTTCTCTAACATCATTTGCCTTTCTCTTTAAATTTAATGCAATTTTCATAACATCGTTTGCTTGGTTTTTACCAAGTGTAGAATACCCTTTATAGTGTGCTAATGCATCTCTTGGTATTGCTTTACATTCATCCATATAGCAAGATAAAATATATGCGCTTGCTCGAATATTGGTGTATGGATTTTTTAGATCTGATTTTGAATAAGCAATTTTTTCAGCTATTAACTTATCTTTCCATACATTCCAATAAATACCACCCATGCCTACAACTCCTGTTAGTGCGTGTTCAGGATTTGTTCTAAATGAACTTTCAGATTCTAAAAGTGCAGTTTGAATAAGTGGCGAATGTCCTCTTTCATTACTTTCTTTAATAATTGCCATAGCATATTTGTCGGCAACCTTTTCAGAAATACCTGAATTTGTTGAAAGAATATGATCTTTGATGACATTCTTAACATGAGATAATTTTTTAATCTCTTCTTCTTTTTCTTGAAGTTGTTTCTTGAGATTTTCTATCTCTTTATCTTTATCTGATTTAAAATTCAAAAAAGAATTTTGTGTTGATAACACTTCTGATAAAGTATTACTAAGCATAATCATTAATGTAATTGAAATTCCTATAACAATTAAAATTCCAACTCTTAATATCTTATTGCTTTTGTTGATTTGTAAAAACGGGTTTTCCATCTTCACTCTCCTTTTTAATTTCGTTGGAGGACAATAGTCCTTTACCTACTTTCAATATTGAAAGTTATGACTTTATTAAGCCGTTGGAATGAGACAATACTCAGGGTCCGAATTACGCACTTAGTAAAATATTTATAAACAGTCAGCCAATTTTTTGTACGGATTTGCAGATTTATTTAATAAAAACCATTCGCCATCAAACAAATAGTTGTACTCTTCAAAATCACTTTTTCCTGATAATAAAGAAAAACATTTAAAAATATGTAGATCTTCATTTCTCCAAGTATGGTAAAATCTCGAGTCATCGATTGTTTCACCTATATAAGAAGCATCACCTTGAGAGATTAATTTTCTAACAAGCTCTTCTGTGTTATAATGTTCAAATAATGTTTTACCAACACCATCCAAATAACCATCAAAGTGACAATAGATACCTTCAAATGAATCTTGATTTTTAATCCAAATTGTAGAACGAGTTGCCATTATTTAACTCCTTTAAAATAAGAAATTAATTTAGCAACTGCTTTTGCGACTTCAATATGTTCATATTGAGTATAAGAATCATGGTAACCTTTAGCATTTGTACCTTGTACTCTTACATAAAATTTTTTTTCAGAATAATTTCTACCAACATATACAGTTTTGATTTCAGTGAATTGGTTTACGATATCAATGTAATTCATTAGTTTATCCTTGTTTTGATTTTTTATATTATAATTATATCAAAACTAAGTTTAAACTAAGTTTAAATGATTCTAAAATGTACTAAAAAAAGTCTTTATCATTTACACATTTATCATCAATCCATAAATCATAAAATGGCTTCTTATCTGTTTTTAATTCGGTATACTTACAACCCCATTCAGTAAGCTGTTTTTCTGTAAGTGGTCTACAATCAACACCAGATCTTGAACCTCTCGCAGTCCAATATATAATAGTATGACCTTCATCATACAATTTATTGATTTTAGCAATTCTATCAACGTAAGGTTCTGCTTTATGATATTCTTTGTGATTTGTGAATATAGTACAAATTGTACCATCTATATCTACTATATATGTCATCTTAAATTCCTCTATATTTTGGTGTTAAATCGTCGTCTATAAATCCTGGAACTTTAATTTCTGTTCCCTTGACTTCCAAAGTTCTAACTCCAGGAGGAAAACACAAATCTGATTTTGTTGATTCTTTAATAATTAAATTATCAAATATTGACATAATTTCATCCTTGAGATTATCTCTATCTCCATATTCTTCATATTCTCTAATTGATTTAAAAACTTTATTTCTAGCTTCTATCAAATCTTCAATCTTCATTCTTCACCTTTATAATCTAAAGGCCTTTCCAACCAAACATACTTACAGTTTCTACAAACTCGTTCAAGTGCTTCGTCAATAAGTTGTGTTGTCGAACTTGATTTAAATAAACCTTCACTATCAAATGGTCTTGTTCCATTGACATAATCACCTTTTTTATAGAATCTTGTAGACAAATCATTACTACCACACTTTACACACCTTGTAGCAATAAAACATTTTCGTTCTGTATGACTAGGTGTATCATCAGTTTTGCCTAGCATAATGTCTATTTCATCTTGGGATAAAATACAAGCCATCATTGAACCTTTGATAAAAGTTCTAAAATCTCTTTACTAAGTTCGTCTATTTTATTACTGATAGTTCTTATTCTACCATTTATCTGAGCGTTTACTTTATCTTCAGCATCATGTTCATTTTCAAAAACCTCATCTTGTGTATAATTCATTTCGTTTTCTTTAAATGTATATGACCAAAATGGATTGCTAGTGCTTCCTTGATTTATAATTTCATAATTATTTGATTCTGAAATACTTAAATCAGAATTTATTCCGTACATTGTCTTCATTCTATTCCTTTATATAACTTCGAATTCTATTCCTCTTCTATCACCAATAAACTTGTAATAATAAGGAATACCTTCTTTTGCCTCATACTTTGCATAATCACTGTATTGAGCAAATCTACTTTCAAAAAACTCTTTGTTTTGTACTTTGAAATATTCAGGTTTTGTTTCTACACCATCAAACCTATGAACTTTCACAACATAAAAAGGATTATCTTCAGCAAGTAAATCTAATGGATTTACCAAAGCAATCACTGAACCAGCTAAAACAAATTTTGAAAAATTTCTTCTGTTCATTTTATTTCCTTTCCTTTAACTAAAATATGTAATAACATAATGTTTAGGTTTATCTAAACCAAAATTTTCACATAACTCATCTATCTTTTTATTCTCATCCTCAAAAGAAATTTCCCATTCAAATGAATCCCAACCATCGTATCTATAATCGTGGGATGTATTTATAATTTGACCAAAGAATTCCCATTCACCAGCATAACAATCGTCAAATATACAAGGACTGTAATCCAATTCATCCAAACTCATATCACAAAAATTATTTTTGTATTCTTCTTTTTTATCATTTGGTATAGAATCCAAACTTTTAACTTTTATTCCATAACAATGGAATATTCTCATATTTATACCCATATTTAATTTCCTTCTTTAACTTATATAATAATATCAAAAATAAATTTAAATTTAGATATACTCCTTTATTTTATATTCAAAAAACTCAGGTCTTTGATTTTCTAAGAAAAACATAAAACAATCATAATAAGGTTCTTGAGGATACCAACAGATTGGTAAGAATTCCCATTCGTGATTATCATTTCCACTTCTATCATATATTCTTATATTTTTGAAGTAGACTGTATGTTTACTCCAAAATAGGTTTCTTTTTATGTAGAACTCTCTACCATTAAACTCTGTATAGAAAACTGGTTTGAATCTCATTTTTATTTTGTTAATAAAGTTTTTCATAATTTTTATACCTCTCCAACTAATTTATATGACTTAAATGTATTCAAAGAACATACTTTTGGGTTTTGTTCGCAAGGAATATATACTTGAATAAAGTGACCATTCCAATCATCTATAAATTTGTGAAAATAACCTAGTAACGGTGTATTTGGCGTGATTTTCTCTGGTGCTCTTTCATATCTATCCCAAACCTGATATATCTTAATTTTCTTTCCTTCTTTTATTTACACTTTACTTGTTGAATATTCCCTATGCCATTGTCAAGTATAGGTGTTAAGGTATATCTACCAGGAATACCATTCTCATAGTAAGCGTATCCTCTGTCGTCACATACAATTCTGGTGTCGTCACTTATTTTATGGTACTTTGGTTTTTCAATGGGAACTATTTTAACATTTATAGGTTCTCCATTATTAATCAATATCGCTATAACCATCCCTCCAATTAAACCACCTAATATTAGCAATATTTCTTTCATTTTTAATCCTTCTTTTAATTTATATAATTATATTATAATAACCTTAAACTAATATTAAAAACCCTTAATTTTTTGTATAATTGTGAAATTCCACTAATTTATACCTTCAAAAATCTATATCTACAATTTTCAAATGTATCATAATCAGTTTCAAGTGTTCCATAAATTTCAGAATATGTATTAAATATAGTACAATCATATTCTATATCATTTATACTAAACTTTCTTTCGTCTCTGCAAAAATCAACCTCATATATTAAGTAATCAATTGATTCCTTAACCATATCTCTTGTTTCATTTTCATTTGTTGTATCAAGCCACAATTCATCTACCAAATCAGATATCATTTTATCTTCTAAGAAGTTAAACCCGTCAGCATAAATTTTATTGTACTTAATATCATCGCTAAAAGCTAAAGTTAAACATTCACCAACTTTATCTACTTTATCTTTCAACATTTTTATTGTGATTAATCTATTAACAAATTGCTCAAATTCCATATCTATCCTTAATGTTTAAAATGTTCAAATCGTTTCAAATTCGTGCAAATCAATATATTCTTTATCTATACAAATTATATCAAGGTTTTTATTAATTCTTTTAGCAATTTTCAGAATATCTTTTATAGATTTTACTTCTTTATGTTTTCTTGGGTGAATATCTTTTACAAATTCTTGGATTTCTTCCATAAACTTTTGAACTCCTGGGTATTTGTGAATTTCTTTTCTGTGATGAACCCATCTACCTGCATAAAACATTTCTTTATAGATATATCCTGGTGTACATCTAAAATCATTATCACGACTATTGAGCCCGCTAAATGGTAAAATCTGACCGCCGTGTCCTGTCCCTGAAAGTCCAGAACTTCGATAAACATTTACAATTTTACCATCTTTTTCAATAGTAAAAATATCTCTTCCTATGTAATGCGCTTTGTATAATATTTTCATTTATTTTTCCTATATTGATTTAATAAAAAAGAATAGTCCATTATAAAATGCTACGCCAAATTGTAGACAGAACAAAGCAATTGACCAATCTTTGGTGTCATTCCTAACCTTATCTATCACTACACTAAGTGGTAATAGAGCCACACTAAATGAGATAATACTCATAACAACATATATTGCTTGACTCATTTATTATCCTTATTTTCGAGTATCCATTGACATGCTAAAAATATCGATTCTGGTTCTGTTTCTGCTTCGAAGTACTCAATATCATCACCTATAACTAGTTTAGATAACCCTCTTAGTTTATGATGTCTTAAGCTGCTATGCAAGTGGTATGATTTATGTATTGCCCACTCTTTACATTTATATGCTAATTCATAAATATTGATTGAGTTTTCTGTATTCTCTCCAAGATT